AAGAGTATTAGGTCTGTCTGGTTATGACGCTGGACCTTCTTGGAGTATTAAGGTGATTGCAAACGTTGACCCACTAACCGTTGGACTTAGTCCTGTGACTGGAGTAACATTTTCGGCAGACTTTACAGGGTCTTCAACAGGAAATACGGTACAGTTTGTTGGAGGAGCATTACCACCTCAAGTGCTTGTTAACTTAAACCAACAATATAGATTGTCAGATGGAAGTACATCAACTTTGGCTTTGGATTTTACCGCCAATTTGAATGATATAATGGATGACCCATCACTTTCAGCAAATACTGCTGTTGTGTATGGTGCTATTTCTGAAAATGACTTTTATGAGTTAACCTCGGTCTATTCTAATGTGATAAACCAATTTGATTGTGACAGTGTTAATTTAGCAACAAACGATTTATCCGCAGATTCTAATGACCCTTGGTATTACGCTAACTTCGATATTACATCAGGAAATGCATATTCAGGATATTCATTCTTTTATAATGTTAGTTCATTAACTTCTGGTGCGTCATCCACATTTAGTGGTACTATTACAGGTAAAACATACACCTATTCAGGTACCGCTTACTCAGAATACAACAACATGGTTGTTGCAACTTTACGTTCAAGAGGTATTTCTTTATTTACTAATAGTGCTACAAGTGATAACCACGGTCCGATTTATGAAGTAAGTGGGTTAACTGATTTACAGTTAGTTTGTACTGAACAATATTCAGGAGTAACACAATCACCGTTTGAATCATTCTTAATTTCAGGTGTGACTAAAGACGGAGACAATTTTTCTTTTGAAACTTCAATGTCGGCATCTTCTTCAAAATACATCACAAAAGTATTAGGAGTTGATAACTTCGGTAAATCAAGAAATGAAGTTCCTGTTTATGTTGAAGAGATTTATCCTGCAACTTTGACTTACGCTTACAATCAAGGATATATTCGTGGATTAAATTGTAATTTGATTGCACTACCTGAGGCAAGAACTGAAGATCCAACATCAATCGCTTATAACGTAACACAATATAAGGCACCAAGTACACCATTCTTAGTTTCTGAATTAAGAGGTAATAAAGTGTATAACTTATTTAAGTTCGTTTCAATTTCTGATGGTAACTCAGCAAACACTGAAGTAAAAGTTTCAATAACTAACTTATCATTTAACAACATGACATTTGATGTGTTGGTTAGAAATTTCTTTGACACCGACGCAAACCCTGTAGTTATTGAGAAATTTACAAACTGTAACATGGACCCATTATCCAACAACTTTGTTGCTAAGAAAATAGGTTCTACTGATGGTGAGTACGCATTGATTTCACGATACATAATGATTGAAATGGCGGATGAAGCACCTGTAGATGCAATTCCTTGTGGTTTCTACGGATATACTCAAAGAGAATACGAATCTGTAACAAACCCTTCACCAGTTCCAATTTTCAAAACAAAATATTATTTCCCTGGTGAGGTTATTTACAATCCTCCTTTCGGAGCACCAACTGACGTTGTTGAATCTTCAGGTGATATTGTAAGAAGAAGTTATTTAGGTTTCTCAAGTCAATTTGGTGTTGATGATTCATTCTTACAATATAAAGGAACACAGAACCCATTGAATTGGATTCAGTCTCCACTACCTGTTGATGGTTCTGCTTGGAACTATTTAAGTAAAGGTTTCCACATGGACTCAGGTGCAACTGTTGTTACGATTTCTAACTCATTTATGACAAGTGGTCAAACTGCATTCGAGTGTGGTGTTGCTGACTTTACAAGAGACCCTGAAACTCAAGAAAACCCATACTACTTTATTTTCTCAAGAAAATATACAGTGTGTTTTGCAGGTGGATTTGATGGATGGGACATCTATAGAGAGTTCAGAACTAACCAAGATAGATTCGTGTTAGGTGCGACAGGATACTTGGCAGGAGCAGCTCCTTCAACAAGATATCCAAATGCAACTGGTGACGGTCTATTCAAAAGAATTGTAGTTCAAAACAATACTCAAGATTTTGCAAACACTGACTACTACGCGTACTTACTCGGTATCTTGACATTCGCAAATCCTGAATCAACTAACATCAACGTATTTGCAACATCAAGTATTGATTATGTAAACAACAATACTCTTGTAGAAGAAGCTATCGACATGGTACAATTCTCAAGAGCGGATTCAGTTTATATCGCAACTACTCCTGATTATCAAATGTATACTCCTGATGCAACTAATCCTTTAGATATCATTTACTCTCAAGAAGCGGTTGACAATTTGGATAACACAGGTATTGATTCTAACTATACCGCAACTTACTATCCTTGGATTCTTACAAGAGATACTGTTAATAATACACAAATTTACTTACCTGCAACAGGTGAAGTTTGTAGAAACTTAGCGTTAACAGATAATATCGCATTCCCTTGGTTCGCATCAGCGGGTTACACAAGAGGTCTTGTAAATTCAATTAAGGCGAGAGTTAAGTTGACTCAAGAAGATAGAGACACTCTTTATCAAGGTAGAATCAACCCTATCGCAACTTTCTCTGATGTAGGAACTGTAATTTGGGGTAACAAAACTCTACAAGTTGCTGACACCGCACTTAATAGATTGAACGTAAGAAGATTGTTACTTCAAGCTAGAAAGTTAATTTCAGCAGTAGCGGTAAGATTGTTGTTTGAACAAAACGACCAAATCGTTAGACAACAATTCTTGGATAGTGTTAACCCTATCTTAGATTCAATTAGAAGAGATAGAGGTCTTTATGACTTCAGAGTAACAGTTTCTTCTACACCTGAAGACTTAGATAGAAATACATTAACAGGTAAGATATACTTAAAACCAACGAAGGCGTTAGAATTCATCGATATCGAATTCTTCATCACTCCAACAGGAGCTTCGTTTGAAAATATCTAACAATAATTTATGGGGGGATAATATCCCCCCTTTAGCCAAATGAAAAAAGAGTTTACAGAAGGATTCAAAAGTGAAGGAGCACCAGACCTCAAATATTATGCGTTCGATTGGGACGATAATATTGTTCACATGCCAACAAAAATTTTGGTCAAAGATGAGGGAGGTAATGAAGTTGGAATGTCAACTGATGATTTCGCAGAGTTTAGACATCTAATAGGGAAAGAACCATTCACATATAAAGGTAATAAAATTGTGGGATATTCAGACTCTCCATTTAGAAACTTTAGAACTGACGGGGACAAAGATTTTTTGGTGGATTCATTAAGAGCGAGAAAAGGACCGGCATTCGATGATTTCAGAGAAGCAATAAATAATGGTTCAATATTCGCAATAATAACTGCGAGAGGTCATAATCCAAACACTATAAAAGAAGCAATTTATAACTATATTATAGAAGGTTTCAACGGAATCGACAAGGATGAGTTAATTAAAAATCTTAAAAAATATAGGTCTTTTGTCGGAGAAGATGAAATGACGGATGAAGAACTTATCAAATCTTATTTAGAACTTAATAAGTATCATCCGGTATCTTTTGGAGACGACAAAGGTGCGGTTAATCCTGAAGAAGCCAAAGTCGAAGCGATGGAAGATTTTGTTAGTTATATTAAAGGAATGGCAGCAGTACTTAATAAAAAAGCATTCTTAAAAAAGGATATTGCTAATAAATTTAATCCAGAAAAATTATCAATAGGATTTAGTGACGATGATCCAAAAAATATAGAAGTAATGCAAAAGCATTTCAAAAATAAACCAGATAATATTGTTAAAACTTATTCTACTGCTGGAGGCTATAAGAAAGAAGTAAATTAAGAATACGGATCTCAAAAAAAAAGTAAATAGAAAAATTTTTGAGTACGGATATATTTATCTATAAAATAACAAAAACAAAAAAATTAAAAACACATGGCTGATTTATTAATGAAAATGCCGATTCCTTACGAACCAAAACGACAGAATCGTTTTATCTTAAGGTTTCCATCATCACTTGGTATAAATGAGTGGTTTGTTGAATCCGCAGCAAGACCATCAATTAAAATAGGATCTACAGAAATACAATTCCTAAATACATCAACATACGTTGCGGGACGATTCAACTGGGATCCGATTACTGTGAAATTCAGAGACCCGATTGGTCCATCAGCGGCACAGGCACTTATGGAGTGGGTTCGTTTACACGCTGAATCTGTGACAGGTCGTATGGGATATGCCGCGGGTTATAAGAAAGATATTGACCTTGAAATGCTTGACCCAACCGGTGTTGTTGTAGAAAAGTGGATTCTTTATGGAACATTCTTAACAGATGTTAACTTTGGTTCATTAGGATATAGCACAGACGGATTAGCAGAAATTACTGCTGGTTTGAGAATGGACAGATGTGTGTTAGTCTACTAATTTATCAAGATACTATTTATTAAAAATAAAACACTTTTATATTTAACCGTAAAGCAATAAACTTTACGGTTAAATTTTTATATGGAAAATCAATCAAGAGATTACGGTCAAGCAAACTTTTCGTTACCACACGATGTTGTACCTTTACCTTCACAAGGTGTCTTTTACAAAAATAAGAAAAAATCAATCAAAGTTGGATACCTAACCGCAAACGATGAAAACATTTTGATGGGTGGTGGAAATGACATGACTCAAAATTTATTGAGATCGAAAATATATGAACCCGATGTACGTATCGAAGATTTGTTGGAAGGAGATGTTGAATCTATTTTAATTTTTCTTAGAAATACCGCATTCGGTCCTGAAATGGAATTAAGTTTGTCAGACCCAATTACAAAAAAACCATTTACGGGAACAGTTAGATTAGACGAGTTGAATGTTATAAAAGGCCAACTACCATTAGAAGATGGAACATTTGTTACTACGTTACCAAAATCTCAAGCAACGGTTAAATTAAAACCCATGACTTATGGTGAAATTATGGAAGTCCAAAAAATGGCTGAATCCTATCCACAAGGTAGAGTGGCACCGAAAGTAACATGGAGATTGAACAAACAAATCATAGAAATTAATGGAGTTCAAGATAGGACTGAAATTTCTAAATTTATTGACCAAATGCCCATTGCAGATTCAAAATACATTAGAAAGTTCATGGATGAAAATGAACCTAAATTAGATTTAACAAGAACAGTAATAGCCCCATCAGGAGAGAAACTAACAGTCAATGTTGGGTTTGGGGTGGACTTTTTTCGCCCTTTCTTCTGATTATAGAAAGGGACAAATAGATGAATTTTACTATCTGAAAACACTTTTGGGCATTTCATATTCCGATTTTTTAATAATGCCATTGTTTGTTAGAAAGTATCTTTTGGATAAATGGGTTGAATTAAATAGAAAGGACTGAAAAATCAGTCCTTTTATATTTATATATATAACACAATATTATGTTTCAAACAACAGCGGGCGCAACACCATCAGGAGAAAGTTTTTCTTATGGAGGTAAAGGGGACGACTTCAAAATAGACTTTATTGAATCTCAAAAAGCATTATCTGAGTATAGTAATAGGGTATTAGAAGCATTCACTCAAACAAGAGCGAGAGTTTATGAGGTACAAACTGCTATTGCAGATTCTATTCCTGCAGTAAGAAGGTTGGGAGGAGACATTAAAGATGTGTCTGAAATTATAGGTCAAGTTGCAATAGCATCTAGACGAAATGTTATCGCTACTGCTGAAGAAGTTGAACAGTTATATGCGATTAATAAGGTTTTAGGATTAGGTGCTGAAACTTTATCAAATAGTTTTTTGGATGTAGGATTGGGTATTGAAAAAATACCTGAAACCCTCGAGAAGTCCATGACTTATGTTCAAAGTATTGGTGGAAATGCTAAAACAGTTATCGGTGATGTCCAAAAAAATATGGAACAAATGAACCGATATCAGTTTGAAGGAGGGGTTCAAGGTTTAACAAAAATGGCGGCAAGGGCCTCAATGTTGAGGTTCGAAATGAAAGAAACCTTTGCATTGGCAGAAAAAGTTTTAGACCCCGAGGGAGCAATAGAAGTCGCAGGAGCATTCCAAAGATTGGGAGTTGCTGCGGGTAACTTAGTTGACCCATTCCAATTAATGAATATGTCAATTAATGACCCTTCAGGATTACAAGACAGTTTAGCGGACATTGCGAAACAGTTCACTGAATTTGATGCTGAAACCAAAACTTTCA